GATATCTATATCGATCCGACAGCGGCGGCGCTGGGAACAACGCGGCTCGGCGACAGTTACAACGAGTCAGTTGCATTTGGACCGGCCTATGGTCCAAAGTTTATCCACGACACCACATTTCAATCGTTCAAAGAGTTGGTTGAAATGATCGTTTCGCTGAAATTCTCGTTTGAATGCGAATTCAGCACGCAAGCCAGGGCGTTGTATCTGGCGGCAAAAGCGTCAAGTCTTCCGCCACAGTTTTTGAGAATCAAAGCAACCGGTCCACTGATCAGCAGCGGCGTAAACAACCTGATTCAAATCGATCTCTGCGGCAAGCTGGAGTCCGCGACCGAGAACAAGAGCGGATTGATGTACACCTACAAATTTAATTTCAACGCGGTCCACGATGTTACCTGGGGCAAGTACGCCTCAATCAAAGTCGTGAACACACTCGCCACTTTATAAAGAGGAAAGAATGATCACAGTTAAAAACGGGCGTACTGTCAAAGCACAGTACGCCTGGACGGACGCCGAAGGAATTCGGCAGTCAGAAGAAATCAGAATCGAATACTACCTGTCTTCAAAGGTTCGCGAGGACCTGAAAGCAAATGAAAAAGCTCCGGATGCTGAACGAGCGGTGAAAGTGATCACCGGTCTGCCAGATCTGCAGGGAGCCGACGGTAAGCCTGTGGTCCTGTCGCTGGAATTCTTTCAAGCGATGGCCGCCGACAATCTGGACCGCATTCAGATCGCGATCGCGGCGGACCTCTACCCAAACGTGATGAGCGCTACGCCTTCCAGCGCTGGATAGTCACTGGAGGAAGGTACGGACAACCCCCGGACGATTACGACCTGATCAGACTCGCGATGTATATGCGGATCAATCCTGACGAGATTGAAGCCTGGAATGAAGGAACAAAAAATCGGCTGCTGATGTTTTGGGACACCAACACCGCTGCGCGACGGCACATAGCACTTAGCAACAAGTGCGCGATTACCGCGGTGCCAGAGATTATTTTTTAATGTCTGACAACAATCAATACCTAAAAGCGATAGTAACGGCCGACACAACCGATTACGAAAACAACCTGAAACGGGCTTCAAAGGTCGCAAAAGAAGAAGCCGGAAAAATGGAAGGCGCGTTCGGCGGCTCTGGCGGCGGCGGTTTCCTTTCGGGCGCGTTGTCGATCGCGGCGGGAAACATCCTCACATCTGTGCTGACCGGCGCTGTCGATCTGCTGAAAAAGGCCGCGGTTGCCGGGTACGAGTGGAACGTCACGATGGAGCGCGCGCGCATAACGTTTACGTCGATCGACGGCGACGTGGGCAAAGCCAACGCGGAAATAACCAGCCTAAGAGACTTGGCGAAAAGTTCAGAATTCGGTTTTCCAATCATTGAACAGGCCGCGCAGAATATGCGCATCCTGGGCTTTACGGCCGAGAATACTGAAAAGGCGATCAGAGGTATCGGTAATGCCACGGCGGTTCTGCACGGCGGCGAACAGCAGTTCTTAACTATTGCCGACGCTCTGGGCAGAATGCAAGAAAAGTCCCGGCTGACCACTTTCGAGCTTAGGTCATTACTTGCCCAGAATGTTCCTATCTGGGACATCCTCGCGGAGCAAAGCGGCAAATCGAAAGCGGCAATAAAGAAAATGGCGGCCGAGGGTCGAATCGATTCCGAGGCTGCTATTCAGTTAATCATCGACGGAATGAACAGCAAATTCGCCGGCGGCACGGAGTCGGTTATGAAAACCAGCGACGTGATGATGTCGAAAATCCAGCAGAATATGGCCGCGAAAGCGGGAGAAGTTTTCAAACCGTTCTACGACAAGGTTCTTCCGATCCCGCTGAAAGCCACTATGGCCGTTCTGGGCTCCGACACTGTAAACGGATTTATTAATGGATTGACATCATCCGAAAGCGGCGCGATCGACAAAGGCTTGGAGTTTGCCGGAAATTTCATCAATACGGTCAAAGGCGCGTTTGGGTCGCACTCGCCATCAACAGTATTTATTCAAATCGGGCAGGATCTGATCGCCGGTTTGCTCATCGGTTTTCAACAAGGAACCAACCAGGTTGTTAAGACCGTTCAGGAAATGCGCGACAAGGTTGCGTCGGCCGCTGGTGGCGAGACAGTCGAACAACGCCTGGCGGCAACTGTCGCACTGAGACAGCAACAGAATTTCAAAGCGTTCATGGATATGACCGGCGCGTCCGAAGGCGCGGACTATCACACGCTGGTTGGCGGCGGTAAATTTGACGATCTCAGCAGCAAGCCAAAATACTACAACAAACAACTGAACAGCACGGCAGCGGGCAAATACCAGTTCAACGATGCGACCTGGAATGAGTTTGCAAAAAAACTTGGACTTACCGATTTCAGCGAGCTGAGCCAGGACCTGGCGTTTATAGAAATGATGCGCGAAAACGGTTCCGCGGCTGCTTTGCAGTCGGGCGACTTCCAGGGCGCTGTTACAGGAATGAATCGCCGGATCGCGTCGTTTCCCGGATCGCCCTATGGGCAGTCCACCCGGTCGATGGATTTTGAAACCAAAGCATACGACAAGAGCATTCACGGCCAGTTTGACGGCGGGATAAATGCCGCGAACGCTGGTAATCAAACGTCCGGACTGCAGAGTTTCATGTCGACCTGGCACCCCAAAGACCAACCTATGGTCACCAACGGCGCGTTGCACGTGCTGGTGATGGGATCAGGTGATTCGACTGCATCGACCCCGACTGACACGCGACCGCGAACCACGGGCAACGTCGATGCACCTGCATTAACCGCATTGCCGGCGCTCGATCCACAGGGACAAATCCACGACGCCAACGTTGGCATGTACAAGCTGCTGACCATGCTGCCCGATTTTGAACAGGGTTTCGTAAAACTTTCCCCACCGGTTGATCAGTTCGGCAAGAGCCTGGACGGCGCAAACGTAAAGGGCAAAAAATTATTTGCTGATACGGAAGCGGAAATCGAACGACTGAAAATCACCTGGAAAGGCACCGGCGATTTATTTGAAAGCGTCATCGGCGGAGCCAGCGCGAACATCGACAAAGGTTTCAAGGGAATGATGTCGGGGATCGTGATCGACTTTGCAAAAGGTCTGGCCGATATGGCCAATAAAGCGCTGGCAGCCAATCTTAGAAATCTTATCTTTGGTTCAATCTCTGACAATCAGAGCGGCGGTCAGGGCTGGCTGGGCAAGCTGTTAGGTTTCGGAATAAGCGCAATCGGTTCGGCGTTTGGAGCGGGAGTATCTGGACCGGGCGCGAACTTTAGCACTGAAGGCTCGCTGATAACGGCGTCACTCGGCGGCAAGGCCACGGGCGGACCTGTAACCGCCGGCGTTCCATATATGACCGGCGAACGCGGACGTGAATTGTTCGTTCCAAAGACAGACGGAACGATCATCAATAACGATCAGCTCAACAAAATGGGCGGCGGCAAGAACGTGTCGGTTACCAATAATTTTTACATTACATCACCGGACGGAAAGATTGCTCCGGAGTCGCAACGACAGGCGGCGGAGCGGATGGTGCTGGCGATTCAGAGGGCGGCGTAATGGCTTATGCATTTGACGAAGTAACAATCGATAGCGGTTACGGCGCTGTAGTGAAGGGCGGGCCGAAAGCCTCGACTGGGATGATCAGCAATCCGGCCGGTCTGCGTCAGGCCAACACTAATCGATTGGACCGCATTCGCGAGTGGTCGATTGACTACGGATTGCTGACGGTGGCCCAGTTGAATTCGCTTTATCTTTTTCACCTCGCGCGATTTGGAATGGCGCGAGGGTTTAAGTTTATCGATCCAATCGATAGCACCGCGACTTTAGAATCTCTGGGAGCAACCAATGGAGTAAAGACTGTTTTTACTCTGAGAAAAGCATACGGCACAAGCTATGTCCGACGGATCGTAAAACCTATAACGGTTGCTCTCGTTTTGACCACCGACATAGATCCTGGTGGAAGCCCGGTTACAACAGGATTCTCGATCAACTTCACGACTGGCACGATCACGTTTACCACCGCGCCAGTTACTGGAGAATTGTTCTGGACGGGCACTTTTGCTATTCCCGTCATTTTTGGCAGCGACGATTTCACTGCTGACGTTGACGTTGTTTCTTCGGATTGGAACGGCATCAACATGATAGAACTTTTACCGGTCAACCTGGGGATAACATAATGGGCGTTTCAACCGCAATGAAAGCCCACCTCGCGGGCAATACTGACTTGTGCCAGTTGTGGAAGATCACGGCCAAAGACGGCACGATTGTCAGGGTGTGCAATCACACGCAGAACATAACCTATTTAAGCGAGCTCTATCTTGCCGTGCCAATGCAGCCGACAAAAATCAAATCGGCCGCGGGGCTGGAAACGGATCACACCGAAATTACTTCTATCCTGGACAGCGATTTTTCTGAACTGAAGGTTCGTGGCGGCAAATGGAACAACGCGCGGATCGAGATAACCACCGTCAATTATCTGGATTTGACAATGGGACCTGCAGAACATCGCGTTGGGTTTCTGGGACAAGTAACTCTCAAGAATGGCGTAGCTGTTTCTGAGTTTGTTTCGCTGTCGCAAAAGATGGCGGAACCGCTTGGCGATTTGTATAGCTACCGGTGTCGCGTCCGGACGCTGGGTCAGGACGGTTGTTTAGTCGATGTGCCGACCTTCACGTTTGCGACAACGATTCTGACGGTTGCCGATCAGCGCTTGCCCGTTATCAATCTGGGCACGGCGAAACCCGACAATTATTTTTCGTATGGCTGGATGGACGTGACATCGGGTGTCAACAACGGACTCCGGAGAGAAATCATTCTTAACACTGGCAATGCAATCACATTGTTTGAACCGTTCCCTTTGCCCCTGGTTGTTGGCGTCACCGTCAACGTAGTCAAAGGTTGCGATCGCACACGGACAATGTGCCGAGATGATTTCGATATGGTCATCAATATTCAGGCAGAACCTGACATTCCAGGCACGGACAAGATTTATACGTTTCCGGTGTAGGAAACCCATCCGCTACCGCAGATGGTACTGACAGCAACGGTCAGCAAGGACGCTGGCTCGAGTATTTTACATGGAAGTTACCAGACAACAGGTCATCGAGGCCGCGCGGGCGTTCACGTCCGTTGGCATCCCGTGGTCGCACCAGGGCAGAGACGAATTCGGGATGGATTGCGTTGGTCTGCTGGTTGCGGTTTCCAACAAGCTTCAGCTTAGCGTTTTCGATTTCAAAGGGTACTCAACCACTCCGGACGGCGAAACCCTGGACCGCCAACTTGACGAGCAGCTCCTAAAACTCGCATCGATCAATCTGGCGCAACCCGGCGACGTTCTCGCGATGCGCTACGGTCCAATACTCCAGCACGTCGGCATTCTTTCGAAAATAGAAAACGGCGTCTGGTCAGTAATCCATTCAATCCAGGATCACGGACCTTGTGAACACATTTTAGACGAACGCTTCTTAATGCGGCGACGCCCGCGCGCGGCAATCCACGCGGCCTATTCGATACCGGGTGTCAAATGACCAGGCGAACCAAAGACATTCTCTGGCGCGTGGCGGCAATCGTATTCTGGGTCGGTCAGATTCATGAATGGTTACATGGCGGTAATCCCGGAATTCTGAGGGCTGACCCGTCCGGTGGCTTTGCGACTGCGCTTCTTATCTCGTTGGCTGTATCAGCTGCGACCACTGGCGCAAGCTATCTGGCGCAGAAGATTCTAACCCCAAAGCCTAAACCCGTCGAACGCGGGAAAATGCAGGGTGACATCCAGATTCAATCGTCTGAAGAAGGGATCATGATCACGGAGGTCTATGGCTCCGATCCCGGCGATGGAATGGCGGGCGTGAAGTTCGCGCCCAATATTATCTGGACTTCAGGAATCCGAAAGCATCAGACCACAACGCCCGGAGGCGGCGGTGGCAAAGGCGCTCCAAAACCGGCTGCGACAATTACCTACACCTACGATATGGATATCGCCCTGATGTGGGGCCGCGGTCGGTTGAAACTCCTGAAGCTGTGGGCTAACACCGATGTTATTTATGATCAGACTCCGGCCACAATCAGCGGCACCAATGCGACCGGAATAATCGATCCCCTGGTTGATCCGGATGATCCATACGATCCGTTCAATCCACCCGATCCACTTTTCGTTGACGGGGCACCGACAACCAGATATCGCGGCGGCCCAACTACAGTCTCAGGCGGCGGCGGCGCGATCACCGCGAACCTGGCGAACTTCGTCAATGTCACGCATTACCCAGGATCCAGCACACAGACACCTGACCCGACTATGCAGGCGGCGCTCGATGCTGAGTTTGGCACGGGATCGACGCCGGCGTTTCGCGGCCGCGCGTGGTCGATGCTGGCGGCGTTCGATATCACCAAATACGGCAGTGTCCCGAATTTCCGCGGACTGCTGCTGAACATGGATTTAGGCACAGTCGAAGAAATTATCCTGGATCGAGCGGAGCGCGTTGGTTTGCTAAGTACCGATCTGGATTTGTCGGCAGTTTCCAGCGTGGTCAGTCGCGGATTATTGGTTAGTCAATTACAAGGCCCGAAGGTCGAAGCCAATCTGTTAGCTCAGGTTCACTATTTCGATTTTGTTGAGGATCCTTTTTCCGGAAAAATAATTGCGGTCGATCTCTCTGACGACACTATCCAGGCGACCATTGATGAAAGCGAGCTGGGGTTTGTCGAAGGCGAATTCAAGACGCCGGCGGACCTTCCGCCTGAACTGTTCACAACTGTAATTCCCAACGAATCGACGTTGCCGCGCCGATCGATCGTTCGCGCATACGACCCGACGCCAAAGAAGGATTTCGATTTCGGATCTGATTATGGACTGAGACAAGTTACCAGCAGTGAAGCTGTAACGACTATCGAGGTTCCCATCACGATGACTCCGGACGAACGGCGGCAGATGGCCGAACGTTTGAATCAAATTGCATGGCTTCAAAAAGACGCGGACACTTTCACGCTGGCTTATAAATATGCCTGGCTAAAACCAACCGACATCATTCAGATCAATCGACCGAATGAAGGCTTTACGCACCTGGTTAGATTGAACACGCGACAAGGCGCCATTCCCGGAGTACTGCAGATGGCGGCCAGACCGCATCTGCAACCGATCACGCTGCCAACTCTGCCATCGGCGACGGCAACAGCCAGCGCTGTCGGCGTTCCGGCAAGCTCAATCATGGCATTCCTGGACGTCAAGAGTTTACGCGACGCCGACAGCGATCCGGGAATCTATCTGGCAGCCACGCCCAAAGATATCAATTCAGGAACGTGGGCCGGCGCGACAGTTTTTGTCGACAAAGGGTCTGACTATCAACCTCTGATCCAGCTCCCTGACAAAGCGACAATGGGCCGAGCAATCACTGCGTTGGCCGACGTTCCCGGTGGATGGACGCCGGGCGCGTGGGACGACACAAATACGGTCACCGTCGATCTTTACTATGGCGTAGTGGACACGATTACAAAAACCCAGGCGCTGGATGGTCCCAGTAACGTTTGGGTAATTGGCGGCGAAGTCATAATCGCCGCGACCGGAACACGAATCAGCGGACACCCAAACAGATGGACACTTTCAAATCTACAGCGTCGATTGAAGGGCACGGACCTGGCGAGCGCGACCCACGCAGTCAACGAGCGCGCGGTCATGGTCAATTCGGCAGTGCGCTATACGTTGCTGAATGCCAGCGAATCCGGGATAACCCGAAATTATAAATGTGTAACGAGCGGTCAGGACCTGGCTGACGCTGCAATTCTCAGCTTCACCTGGAGCGGTCAGGGCATCACTCCAACGGCAATTGGCGGCGTCGATGTTGCCGTTCCCACTGTCACTGTTGCGCCGGTCATCAAAAAGGCAGACACGGCGGCGGAGTGGGTTATCTATTGCAACAAGCCGGACGCATTTGGTTTTTCGATCACTGACTGCGAAATACGAATCCGGAAAGCAAGCGATAGTTCGGCAGTACGTACAATCCCGGTCAGCCTATCGATCCGAACGCAGGTCGTACAAACGTCGTTCGATTGCATTGTCGATTATCGATGGAGAAATAAATTTAGAGGCGGCGTTCCGGCAAGCGATGGCTGGTCCGCTCATTCACCCACCAGCACAGCGCACGGCACGGCCAGCGGCACACCTGACCCCAACGATTCTGGATTTACAACGTTCGTCCCAGATCCAGGCGACGGCGGCGATCCGGGCGGTCCACACATCGGGCCATATTACGGATACTAGGAGTTTCACTAATGAAACGAGCATGGATGCT